TCCCTCAATGCACTTAGCATAGAATGTCAGGAAAGAACTGACCTGACAGAGGAACAGTTCAAAGAAGTCCTTGAGGTTTTAAATGTCCTTTCCAATGATCCCGCAGACTACGATTGGCTCACTGATACTACGGAAAAGTGGTGTCAAGAGCGTGCGATCTACCTATCGCTTATGGAGTCTGTCAAGATTGCTGACGGACAAGATTCCAAACGCGATAAAGGCGCTATTCCGTCCATTCTTTCGGAGGCTCTCGGAGTCTCGTTCGACTCCCATGTAGGACATGATTATGTGTCTGATGCTCAGGCACGATTTGATTTCTACCATAGGAAGGAAGACAAGATTCCATTCAACCTCTCGATGTTTGATAAGATTACTAAAGGTGGTCTGGTCAACAAATCATTGAACATTGCTCTTGCTGGCACAGGTGTCGGTAAATCTTTGTTCATGTGTCATCTCGCCAGTAGTGTTCTCCTGCAAGGGAAGAATGTTTTGTACATCACTATGGAGATGGCAGAAGAAAAAATTGCTGAGAGGATTGATGCAAACCTTTTGAACATTCCTATCCAGCAACTTGGTGATCTTCCTAAAGTTATGTTCGATAAGAAGATTGCAAAACTTTCTAAGACAACTCAAGGCAAACTTATAATTAAAGAGTATCCAACAGCATCGGCACATGTCGGTCATTTTAAATCTCTCCTTAGTGATCTTGCTCTTAAGCGGTCTTTTAAACCCGATATTATCTTTGTGGATTACCTCAATATATGTGCTTCCGAGAGATATCGCGGGGCGGTTGTCAATTCGTATACTTATGTCAAGGCAATCGCAGAAGAACTCAGGGGACTTGCCTGTGAGTGTGCTGTGCCTATTGTCTCTGCTACGCAGACCACTCGTTCAGGTTATGGCAGCACTGATGTTGACCTCACTGACACTTCTGAATCCTTTGGTCTCCCTGCTACTGCTGATCTTATGTTTGCCCTTATTTCTACCGAGGAATTAGAAGGCATGAATCAGATTATGGTGAAGCAGTTGAAGAATAGATACAATGATCCGACAATGAATAAGAGATTCTGTATCGGCATTGACAGAGCAAAGATGAGACTGTATGATGTAGAAGATTCTGCTCAGGAGGACATCGTTGACTCTGGACAAGAACAAGAAAAAGTGGATCTAGTCAAAAGATTCACTGCTAAAAAATCGTTTAATGAATTAAAGTATGATTGACCCTAACAAGTATTTGGAGTTCGTAGATGAAGTCACGTCTGTCCAAAGTAAAGACAACGAAGCATTCGTTTATCGTGTTCAAGAGTTGCAAGGTGCGGGATTTCCTCCCGAGCGATTGCTTACTGCTGCTGTAGGAATGAGTGCTGAAGCAGGTGAGTTCACTGAAATTGTGAAGAAGATTGTATTCCAAGGTAAACCTGTCAATGAAGAGAATCTGTTTCACCTGAAGCGTGAACTAGGTGACATCATGTGGTATGTTGCTCAAGCATGTATGGGTCTTGGTGTGACTTTCGATGAAATCCTTGAGATGAATGTAGACAAACTTTCTGCTCGTTATCCTGCAGGCACATTTGATGTTTATTATTCTGAAAATAGGAAGGAAGGTGACCTTTGATTAAGGTATTTGAGAACTTTCTACCAGAAGATGAGTTCAAGACATTCCAAGACTTTGTGGCAGGAGATATCTTCCCTTGGTTTTGGAATCCTTCTATAACTTATCAGTCACAGATGGACTTAGGACAGTTCACACATACCTTTTATTGTCAGAATCGTGGTAGCACTAGTGATGGTTATCCTGCACTAGAACCTTTGCTAACCAAACTCATGGGAAAGGGACCTGATGATAATCTCTATGGAGTTCTCTACAGGGCAAAGGCAAATCTAAACCCAAGACAATCTACAAATGTTCAACTGGGTGATTATCATGCTGACTTTCCTGTACCCTGTGAAACTGCAATATACTATGTGAATACCAATAATGGTTACACAAAGTTTGAAGATGTAAATGATGTGATCTACAGTCAAGAGAATACTTTGGTTGTGTTTCCATCTCAAATTAAACACGTTGGACATGCTTGCACAGATGCAGCAAACCGTATAGTATTAAACCTCAACTACATTACATTCCCATGAACGAAAGAGACAAAGAAATCCAGACTCAAGTTTATATTGAAAAACTTTGTTCGTTACTGGATGGAACAGCATCATCTACAACCGTTGTTAATTCCAGAGGAGAAGAATGGAAGCGACTCGTTATCGAGTATAAAGAATAAATAATGATAAAGGTCTCAGTAAAAGATGGCGACTAACGCTAAAGAAACTGCAAAACAAGAGAACGGTTCTCGTGTATTTTTTGAATCTGTAATCGAAAAGAATCGAGAACCTTCTGATGCTGAAATGCGAAAAATCTATGACGGTTATGGACCTGAATGGAGAGAGACCTATCGCAAACAAACTGCAGCATTGAAAAAGTTTTTGGGATCTAATAAAGGATTTGAGTATTCCAGAGATAAAGGAATCATGCCTTATATCGAAGACATCGCCAAGAAAGAATGTGGTGTGTCAGTAAAGGATCGTTGGAATCCTATGGATATTGTGTTAGTCAAAAAGAATTCTAAGAGAGTTGTAGAAGGAACTATAAAAGAAATTACAAACATTGATGGTATGAGTAAGGATGCAAAACTTACTCTACTCAATGCATATATGCGTGAGGCATTGAACTCTAAAATTTTAATTGGAGTATCACTTAAGGCGATTGCAGCAAAGAAAAAGATTGCTAATGCAGAAGTTGCAAACGCAGGTAAAACAACTGGTCAACCAGTTAGAGTTGATGTTGTACCAAATTCATTAAAGTGTACTCTAACATTAGGAAAGAAAAAACAGTTTCTTTTTGATACAGGTGAACTTGGATTTGATATGCAGACCACAAAAGGTGGTAAAATCCATGGTCAATCTAGAAACTTTCAGTATTCAAAAGAGAGAAACTTAGTACAGACAGACTTGACACCTAAAGGTAAAGACGCTGGTGCTAAACTTGGTAAAGTTTCTAGTGTTGCTTTAGATAAATTTTTAGGTGATCTAAATTTAAACCGCCCAACTTCTGCGGCAAAGCATAATCATATTCCACCCGTAGGAAAGTGGACTGATAGAGATAAAAAGTATTGGGTTGATTTATATAAGAAGTTAAATGCATCTCGTATGGTTGATTTTGGCGAGGTTGCTGTGTATGAAAACAGTAGAAAGATTGCTGAAGGTATTGAAGCAGTTCTAGATTATGCTATTCAGTATGAAACTGACAAGGCAGATAGAAGTTCTGGAGGTAGATTCTCTTCTAAGTTGATTGCTATGGAATGGGCACACATTTGGCATCAAATTCATATGAAAAAGAAAATGTCAGAATGGTGTACTGCGCTATACTATGGTGCTAAGAAAGAGTTTGGTGATTCCAACGGACCTTTCTTGAAGATCTACTGACACCTTACAAACTGTCCACTCCTATGTGCGATTCGACCTTGACGTGCTATAATAATGGTATAGACACAGAGGAAACCTTGCCCAACAAACACCTAGAGCACCTTGAGGATCTCATCTTCACTGGTCGCAAGGAAGCGTTGACTGCAGTTTGGTCTGCCCTAAACAAACCAGAATTGTCCGTCAAGTGGGATGGTGCTCCTGCTATTGTGTTTGGTACTAATCCTGCTAATGGCAAATTTTTCGTCGGAACCAAATCCGTTTTCAATAAAGTCAAGGTCAAGATCTGTTATACTCAGGAAGATATTGACCAATATTACAGCGGCTACGTTGCGGACATTCTCCGTCTATGCTTGCGTAATATTCCTCATATCTCTGGAATTGTCCAAGGGGACTTCATTGGTGTCGGCGGTGGTTCTGTTTACCGTCCTAATACTATTGAGTATCGGTTCGCTTCCAAGACTTGTCATAACGTTATCATTGCTCCACATACTTCTTACACAGAAGTATCTCCGTATGCTGATGCTCGCATTGGGGTTAGCTTGGTCTCTGCGCTTGGCGCTATGTTTCTAAACAAGACACATGCTAATGCTCGTGTCAGTAAAACACCTCTCTTCAACATGATCAGTTTTGCTTCTAGACTGGCAAGGTGTAAGATTCCTAGTGCAAAAGCACGTCCTCATATTTGTAAGCACGTCAATCAATTCATCCGTAATGGGTGGCAAATGACCCCAGAACTTTTGTACACTACGTTACCTGCTAAATATAAGGAAGAGGTCAACGTGACTACCTTTAAAGTGTGGCACATGATCTTCCAGTTGAAACAACAATTGCTTGATAACATAACTGTTGATGGTTCTGTGAAATGTTACATCAAGGGTGAACAATCCCAACATGAGGGATTTGTTACTGTTTCTGAAAACCCCTACAAAATTGTAGACAGACTGACATTTAGTAAAGCAAACTTCAATCTAGATAAAAATTGGACGAATGAAAAAATTTAGTGCTTTCCTATCTGAAGCCGAAAGATCTTTCGCAGCGAAATCTGCAGAGAAATTAAAACTTAAGCATATAGGTTACGGACGTTATGCAGATCCGAGAGGTAACGTCACCCATATGTCTAAGGATGGAAAACTAGTACCTATTACACAAGATGACCAAAGACCCCAACAATCCGCAGGAGGAGAAGAAACTGCAAATGGCGAGGGTCAGGTCGATCAAGGCGCAATATCTATTACATTTGGAAGATTTAATCCACCTACTATTGGGCACGAGAAGCTTCTAGCAAAAGTAGCACAAGAGGCAAAATCCAGTGGAGGAGAGTATAGAATATACCCCTCAAGGTCGGAGGATCCTAAAAAGAATCCCCTCGACGCAGGGACTAAAATTAAATTTATGCGGCAATCTTATCCCGATCACGCGAATGCGATTGTTGATAATGATGACATGCGTACCATTTTTGACGTTCTTACCGCCCTCGATGCTGACGGGTATAGCAACGTTAATATTGTGGTGGGAGGTGACAGGGTTAGCGAGTTCAATAGTCTCGCAACGAAATACAATGGGGACTTATACACATTCGACGAAATCAAAGTGGTAAGTGCAGGTGGTCGTGATCCTGATGCTGAGGGTGTAGAGGGAATGTCTGCATCTAAACTTCGTAAAGCAGCATTAGAAGGTGACGAAGATACATTTTATAAAGGCATCAGTCAATCGCTTTCCAAGAAAGACAGAGAAGCGTTATTCTTAACTCTTCGTCAGTCTATGCAAGTCAAAGAAGAACTAGAGGATTTCGCAGAAGCATCATACTACCTGTATGAAATTGCTCCTAAGTTAGATTCTCAAGGTCTGAGGGAAGCATATTTTGACGGTCAAATTTTCAAACAGGGGACCTTCGTTGAAAACCTTAACACAGGGATCATTAGTAAGATTGTTAGTTGCGGTAGCAATTACGTCATCTCTATTGATGAGCATGATAATCTATTTCGGTCTTGGTTAAAAGACTTGGTAGAAAGAAACGATATCAAGTATTTTAATTTCACCCCTGCTGGTGAAATGGGTACTGATGAACTAGCAAACTATATGCGTAAACTTACTCCTGGTGAGTTCATTCGCAAGATAAATAAAAAGGACAAGGTTACTAAGTAAGATGAATCTAAACGAATTACCTGATATGTCTGATGCACTCAGACAGGTTTATGAAAAGAAGAAACTTGACCCCGTTGGGAAAGAAGACGGCGACGTTGATAACGACGGCGACAAGGATTCATCTGACAAGTATCTTTTGAATCGTCGTAAAGCAATCAGCAAGGCGATTAAGAAAGAGGAAGTTGAGACAGTTGCTGAAGCTGATACAAGTGATGCAAATAGAAATTCTCCTGCACACAAAGACCGCAGCAATGAGGGATTATCTGATAGACAAATCAGAATGAAAAAGTTTGCTCAGAAAAGAGCACAAAAGGCACTGAATAAAGAGGAAGTTGAGACAGTTGATGAAGCAGTCTATGGAGGTACTCCAAAAAAGACTGAAGATAAGCGCATGACTGTCACTAATGCTGACAAGAAAGCAAACACTCCTGCCTATCAGAAATTCAAAGCAGGTGATAAGCGGTACAAAGCTGCTGATCACATGAAAGAACATCATCAGAAAGATGAGAACGGGAACACCATTCCCCATCCTATTAAGGAAGCATTCTACTTCAGCGATGAAGAGATTGCAGATATGGTAGAAATTGATGAAGCAACAGATCAAGAACTGGTTGATTTCTTCGTTGAAGCGATTGAAGAACTCGCTGTTGACGAGGAAGATCTTCTTGAAATCTGTGAGCACCTTGAAGGTGTTGAAGTTATCACTGAGGTAAGCGATAAGTATTACGATTCTGCTGTTAAATCTTCAAAGGCAGCAGCAAAGAAAGCAGGTCCTTCTCGTGTTGAGCGTATGAAGTCTGCCGCTAAGAAGGCAGGTTCTATGGTTAAGACAGGCATTAAGTCTGCTGGTAAG